GATCAATTCATACTGCTTAGTCAGTTTGCCTTTAGTTAACAAATGATTATACAGTAGAGCACCTCTCACATGTATTGGAGTGCCCTTTGGTATTTGTAGTTCCTTGTCTTTGATAACATATTTATTCAGATCAGATATTGATCGAGGAAAGGCAACATCCTCAAACGGCAGATTCTTAAACTCTTCACGAAACTCAGCGATATACTTCTGAACTGATTCCTCGTCCTTGTTCATGATAACACTGATTGCTTCTTTCAACGCATCACGGCAGACGGCAGGAGTTGAAGACTTTACAGTTTCAATACCCATCATCTTGAGTTTGGGTTTAGCATAACGTACACCCTCGTTATCATACACATTCAGGATGTATCGTTTCTTTGCAGTCCAGATTCCTTTGTCGGCGATTGCCTCTCGCTTCATAAACATCTTCTGCGCATAGGCATTCATATTCTCACTAAGTTCTTGATAACAAGCATCAATATATGGTTCAAGTTTCTTCGAAGCGATATTATCGAGGAAGGTGATGACCTTAGCAACTTCTGGTATTTCACCTCTCTTACTATACACTTCGCCCACCAACCTGTCAAAACTAATATAAAGCGAGTCCGTATCCGAAGCGATGACATAATCCTCTCCTTCCGTCTTTAGAAGTTTGTTTAGATAGTCATTCATCTTGCGTTCAATCCACTTGATGGATAACTGACCACTCAGCGTAATTGCTTCTGCTTGACGTACATCGAAGAATCTGAAGTATTGATTGCCGAGCGCACCATAAGCAGAGTTCAACTGAACCTTCTTAGCAAGTTGAAGGTTTTTATATTTAGAGATGTCCTTCTGTAATTGCACTCGTGCTTCAAGTAATTCTTGGTGACTCATGTCACTGACTGATTTCATTCAATCTCCTGTTCACTTCTTCAAGTTTGTTCTGTGATTCAAGCATAGACTTCTTTGCCTTTACTCGATCGTTGTACATCTTTTCCATCATCTCAGGCAAGAACCCTTGCTTTTGTTTAGTAAAGAGATGCCCGTTCGCTGCCATACACATATCGTTATCAAACTCAGGCACTTCACCATTCAGCAGTTCTTCAACTGTGATACTTACCATGTCATTTTCAACAAATGTATCCGGACTTATATTATACTGCATAATCAGGTGTGGGTAAAGAGAATTTAGATCAAAACTCATAACCCAGTTGTGCATTCCTACCTGAGGATCCTTCACATACGCACCAGCGTACTGCGTATTCTTTTCTTTCCTAACCTTCGGTGGAATTGCTATCTTACGATCATACAACCAGTTATGTATGAGCACATCCCACATACGAACCTGAGTAAACACGTCGCTGTAATTAACCTTTGCGTCATAAGCAATCGCCAACGCCATATCAATCAACTTCATCTTATCTTCAAGTTTGTCTATCAACTCAACGTCTTTGATGTTATAGTCAATGAATTTCTCATAGTCAAGTTTATAGAGTTGATGTAGCGTCTCCACCTCAGAGTAATCAAGTTTGTTCTCACCCAACTCAACGTGAGCGATGTGATCCAAACGATAAGACTCTTGTTGTGAATAAGTGAACTTTTTATAGAGATCTAGATAGTCAAGTGTTTTAATGCCAACGAACTCCACATCAATCTGCTTTCGATTGAATAGTTCATACTCTCGTTGACTTATAATATTTACAGGAGATAAACGTTTCGCTGCGCTCTCGCCAAGTAGTTTATGTACACGGTTATACAAATATGGGATATCGAATCCCTGTACGTTCCAACCAGTAATGATATCAACATCCCAAGTGCGCCAGTGACGTAGGAAGTTGATTAGAAGTTCACGTTCGTTAGTACACTGAATGTATGTAACGTTGTCCGACTTTACTTGATAATCTTGACAACCAAACGTATAAAACGCACCATCAATCGATACGGTGATCGCAGTAACAGGTTGATTAGCAAGTTGGGGATCAGGAAACCCATCCTCTGAACCAACCTCAATATCGATGTTAGCAATTTTAATAAACTCTGTGTCATATTCTTGTGTAAAGTTTTGATGAACGCAAACATAATCGTAAAGCGTAGATCCGTAGATCTTGAACCCTTCAACTTCACTGTAAGTTCTTACGAACTCCCTCGCCTCTCGTATACTCCCAAGATCAACTGGTTCTAGTTGATTCTCGTCAACTGAACGCCAGTCGGATGGTTTCCGAGCAGGAACATAGAGTGTAGGTTTGTATTCGATACGATCCGTGAATCGTTCACCGTTTTGATAACCACGCACGATGACGTAGTTACCTCGCATAAAAAAGTTAGTATAGAATTTCATGTATCTATTATACTACGAAACCCCATGAAGTCAAAGTTATTTTTTCTTCTCACGGTTGATATAGTTCCACAATTTAACATAATAAGAAAACACTCTCGGATAGTTAGTTGGATCTGGCAACTCCTTACCAAAGTGATCCACAAATCTTTTTATTTCTTCATCAGTCCATTTCATAATATAAGTCGGGGAGCATTGCGCTCCCCTCTCCTGAGATTAACCTAACAGCAAAGACTTGTCAGTTTTGCTGAACTCACCCAAATTAATTTTCTTGGGCAACTCCTCTTCAGGTATTACATTGTGTAGACCAATGTATAGCATACCATTAATCACATCCGCACCAATCACCTCAATGGTGTCAGCAAGTGTAAATGTTCTACGGAACGCTCTTGCTGAAATGCCTTTGTGAATATACTTAGAGGAATCATCTTTCTTCTTACCCTCAACAGTTAGAACCCCACGTTCAAGAGTTACATCAATGTCATCTTTCGTGAACCCAGCAATGGCGATCTCGATGAGATAATGATTCGTCTCTTTCTGAATAATGTTGTATGGAGGATAGGACGGTTGCTTTGCTTTCATTTCGTCAATACGATTCAATGAATCAAACAGAGCGTCGTAACCGAGAAAGATATCTCGAGGAAAGTTTGTGATAGTCATAAAGTTCTCCTTTATTAAAGCGAGATTAAAATATGAGTCCCTTTCGGCGACTCGGTTAATGTAAGACTTAGGTGGGAGTGCACCCACCGATGTAACTACACTCCCTATGAAACTTGATTACTTGTTAGCGATGTACATCGTAACTTCGAAACCAAATCTCATTTCGGTGTATGTAGGTTTAGTCCACATAGTTCTTCCTTTCAATTTACTAAGTTAGAAAAATGCAAGACAGGTCATCGGAGAGCAATAGCAAAGTCCAACTTGAGTCCTACGGTGTTTATTTATATCAAATTGTCAAATTATCTTTGTACTGTTGCTTAATTTTTTCACCCTGTTCCGTGTACATGTCACAGGCACAATGAGCACAGTTTTTACCGTCCATCATAGTAAGCACAGCATGTTTATAATTTAACAATATATCATTATACTGTATTAAAGGGGAAATGTCAATATTATTTTTCTGCAGTAGTTTCATCGCAGTTGTCATATATGACATATTGATATTACTTGATTGTTGTATATTATGGTATTCAACAAAGTCCACGTATTGCTGGAAGTTTGCTTGCCCAAGACTATACAATACAGAGTATGCAGTTCCAAGTTTATATGTTAGATCTTCTCCTGTGAACATATCACCTACATCAGAAACTAATCCTTCTGGCGTTATGTCTTGTATCACGTTCTTATCCCACAAGAAGTTCCAATCGTTGTTTAGCATATAGTCTATCAGTTCACCAAGTTTTTTTGGATCACCGCCATCCCTTGCATATTTCTTACGATTGCATTTGTAATCTAAAACATAATATGCTTGTCGATGTTCTTCGTCGAACTGAACGTAATCTATGACATCAACTGACGAATACTTGAATGAAGAGTTGAGAACAATCAATCCTTCTTTTGGACCACACGTTCCAACCCAATCGTCGTATATAAACAAGTATGGTTCTTGAAAGATTCCACTCTTACCGATGAAACATTTTTTCGCCACCTTATATTTCATATAGAAAACATCAGCAAACGATATCAGTTCATAATCATCATTCAACTCTTCAATGTATTGATGATCATATTTTACCCCAACACCTTTGTAGTAGTATTGCTTCCCCTTGCACACTCTATCATTGACAAAGTTGAGGTCGTCATCAATCTCTATCTGATTGGCAAGTTCACCTTTGTTATCGTAAACTGGGATTATAGTCATGCTACAAAAAGATCAAGAGTTTTTTGTAAGTTTCTTGGATAGTTTACCAACAAAAGTTCTTTCCTGTTCTTTTCATCATCTCGATATTTTTTACCAGAGTGCATCGTATAAGTCAGATCCCACTCTATCCTTTCCCAACTGTTGTAGACTCTATTGATTGTCTCATTAGAGTTATATGTTATCATAATCATATTAGAACAACCATTGTCTACACAATCGTGAAACTCTTTGTGATCAAACCCCTCGTGCATATTACCTTTGTCGCCGTAGATGAACGACTTGATATCATAGGGTGGGTCACAGAATATAAATGCGTCTTCGTCTCCATCAAACAAATGCTTGTAGTCATAGTTTGTTATGTACCACTTTTGTATCAGTTTTTGGAAACGTGGCAGACGTGATATAATAGTATGATTAAAGTTGCTGTTGATTGAGTCCTTACTAAACGAACCAGCAGTTTCTCCTAATCCTGAGAACGAACAACGATTCAGCATATAGAAACGCCACGCTCGTTCGAACTCATTAGTTTGATCGTTTATCTCAGACTTGAGTATAGGAAACTGATCTAAGTGCGCTTGCTGAGGATCACTAGCATTTAGCAATGAATCTTTTTTCTTGTGTAAGAAGTCAGCGAGTTTATCGCCCTCTTTCTTTAGCGTAATCCAAAAACAATAGAGATTGTAATACTTGTCGTTCACCCATATAGGCATCTCAGGATACTTCTTGGTGAACTCGATTGCGCAACTACCGCCACCAAGGAATGGTTCACGATACTCGCCGATTTTGTCTTTTGGTAGATGGTGATCTTGGAACAGAAACTTGACTGCTCTGCTTTTACCACCAGGATATCTAAGAGGGGATTTCAAATCTTTCATAATATACAGGGGGAGTTTCCTCCCCCTTCTCCAATTAGTCTTTCTTCATAATGAATTTATACAACTCTTCTGCCTTCTCCATAACTTCTTGTGGTTGATACATTTTGGGAACATACTGCTCAACATCCTCAAAAGTTTTCTGACTGTCTTTTACTTGCTCAAGAAAGTTATAGTAATTTGCCTGCGCCATGTCGTATTGTTTATCTAGCATTTCTTTTGCCATTGCTAGAACGTCAAAACGAATTTCGAATGGATTTTTATTTGCCACGGTATTACCTCCTGTGTGATGTGTGTTAATAATATAGTTAGTAAGGCAGAAAGTTTCTTCTGCTTGTACTGGCATATTGCCAATTTCTCATTCGTGTTTCAAGATCTGAAATGTTTTGCGATTTTGACAGATAATCTTCGAGTGCCTTTTTTTCATTACTTTCAAACCATCTCTCAAATGCAATGCTTAGTTTGGACATTAATTTTTTCATGCCCAATACCCACCATTTTTCCAATTTCGGATTCTTGCTTTTGCTCGTGCTGCTTGTAATACAATAAATTTAAGTGCTACCCTCCTTAGCGTCTTCATTTATTTTCCTTTGTGTGTATGTGTGATAGTGAGTGATTCTGTTGCCAAGTTCACTCACAAAAAACTCCGCTTCTATTTATTCCATTTTACCTCTTTTCAGAGGTAAAGTCAAGGATTTTGTTTCGCCTTTTCAGTGACTTTTGGTTTGCGTTTCTTTGGCGTGGTAGACTTCTTGGTAGTTGTTGCCTTTTTAGTTGTTGCCTTTGGTTTACGCTTCGCCTTTGGTTTAGCAGGTGCTTTGCCACCTTCCCATGCCTCATTCTCTGGCGTAGAAGGATCGTCTGCTATGAACTTGCCATTCTCATCCTTAGCTCGCTTTGGTTTCACTGGAGAAGTTTCTTGCATCTTCTCGTGCGCTGTTGGAAACGGCCAAGCAGGAGGAATATCCTTCTCGAACTTTTCTTCCTCATTCAAAATACGTTCAGCATTTTCTCTGAGTTCTTTTTCAACTGCAGTCTCTTGCGGTCTCATATCTTTCCAAATGGTGATAATAACCCACAATGCGACAACCAATAGAACTCCAAGTAGCATCATATCCATCATAGTCATGTTAATCTCCTAAATTCAAACATTCTTTAAGTTGCGGTTCAGAAAAATTTGGTCCTTTTAAGACCTTACCATCATCTCTATAAATGGGTTTGCCATCCTCACCCAGTTTGCTCATATTTGAACGTTGGACTTCAGCAAATGTTTTGTCAAGATCAATACCGAACGCATGTCCAGCACCATAGACAACATAGAGAAGATCTGTCAACGCATCGGCGACTTCTACTAAGTCTTCCTTCTTCATTGCGTCAACAAATTCATTGAGTTCTTCGTGGATCAAAGCATATCGAAGAACTTGAGTTTCTTTGTCAGGCATTTCAGTTTTAGTTTTAACCTCTTGCCCAAAAGCATTCATAAATTCACGAACCATTTCAAAATGTGTCATATCACTCCTTACTTTAATTTTGGACCATGTGTCCAGTGTACCAATGTAATTCTTTTACCTTTAGTTATATTTCTAACTCTATGATAAGATGCTGCAGGGAAAACGATTAGAGATCCTTTGTTGAAGTTTTCAATCGCTTGTCCATAAATCTGACCATTTGTATCGTTATGAGTAAACAGTTCAAGTTCTCCACCCTCAAAATCATTTGTATCACTTAACATTAAAATTGAAGTCAATTTTCTCGGATAAATTGGAGATGGTTCTGGCGGTAATACATCATGATGCCATCCAAAAAATCCCTGCTCTCCATACACAATAAACTGCATTTTTTCTTGAAAATCATAAGTGATATCAAACTTATAACTTTGTAAATTCGCCATGTCGACATGATATTTAATGATACCATTTATCCAACGATCATCTAAAAAACAAACTCTTTCTGTAGAAAGATTTTCGCTGGTATAATAAAAATCAGAAGCTTCGTCGTATGGGGGTAAATCCATTCCACCTTTAATTATGATGTCACATACTTCACTCGGAACTGCATCTTCAAACAACCAATAAGGTAAATCCATAATATTATTTTTACACTACCTCTTTTTTCCTAGATTATATTTTGCTACTAATTCCCAATCATTCTTTTCTTTGAATGGTAACACTTTAATTTGTGACAAAGGTGCCACAGGTTCTTTACTCTTGTTTGCATCAACCAAAGTAACAAGACCCCACTCAGCAAGTAAGTTAGCAACTGTATTACGGCGACCCATATCCTCTTCAGCAAAATTAGATGGTTTGCCGTCTAATGCAAACAACTCTTTGAAGTGAACAATATAATACTTGCCTTGCTTATGTAATATGTGACAGGACTGGTATATTGTTTTGTTCTTTTTTGATGCGACGCCAATCCGTGTCAATGTTTCTCTAATCTTTAAGAAGTCATCTTCGTTATTCAGTGTGACTTCAACCATGTTTTCTATCATCTCTACCACCCTTTGCCAGTGTTTTTCTTATTGTAGTCAGTTGCTCAGGGGAGAGGATAGTGAGAGCTTGGCGTGCTTTTGTGTCGTTATATCCAAAAAATTCTTTAACAATCAACACGTCACCATCATTATCTTTCTTCGCCCATTTAGCAAATCTTTTCTTGGGTCTGACAATATTTAGTAAAAAATCAAACTGTAAAAGATTATCTAAATGGTGACGACGGTTCATCTCGTTAGCGAAGAATACCGTGTCGTGATGATAAGATAAAGCACGATTCGTTAGAAATGGATTATAGTCACGCTCTGCCAATCTATCATTAGCAGTACCACGCATCAAGTCCTTTTTGGTTTGAGTAACAGCATTAGTATAGTCAAATGGATTAGTCTTTGCCATCATTCACTTTCTGCGTTAAAAACTCGATTACGCAATCCGCTTGAACTGAATCTGTGATCACGTTTATTAAAGTACAACTGGATTCCTCTGCGTTTACAAATATCCCTACCAGTAAATTCCTTGTCCTTGTACTCGTCGCCCAGTATGCGCACGTCAATATGATACATAGATAGGATATCTTCTAAGTCAAGTTCAGTAGTGTAAGGAACTATCTCATCAACATATCTAACAGCGTCTAGTTGAATATGACGTTCTACAATAGTTTGTACAGGTGAGTTCTTTTCAGGTCTATCAATACTAGGATCAACTTGCAGTCCACATATTAAGTAGTCGCATTGTTCTTTTGCTTCACGCAACATTTGTATGTGACCTGCGTGCAGTAAATCAAATGTGCTACATGTAAATCCTATTCTCATTTCCACTCCGCATCCACCATTATCTCTGTAAGCATCGCCATGGTATTGATTTCTTGATCGGCAGCAAACGCAGACTTGTATTGATAATCAGCAAGTGTTACCACAATCTGAGGCACACTGCTTGGAGACACGTGATCATGTATTGTCTCATAAAACTTGCGGAAGAACGAGGCAACGTCACCGTCGATGTTTTGTCCAACCCACTTACGAACGACGGAGAACTCTTTGTTCTTCATGCCGTTGATAAGTTCCTTCAGATTAGCATCGCTATTATTTGCAAGAATACCAGAGTCAATCTTACCAGAGACGCTGTACCGTTGCAGTTCGTTTAGGATACGGCGATTGTCAGGGAAGTGCTTAGTAATAAGTTCGGCAACAACCTTCTGATCATATTCGATACTCTCCGATCCAAGTATAGACTCGACACGTTTGAAGAACTGCCCTGCTAGTTTAGGCATGCTCTTCTTTGGTATCTTAAACTCTACAACTGAACAACGACTGTGAAGTGGGGGAATAATTTTATTAACAAAATT